GACGGGAGCATTCGCGAGAAGCCGAAGCGACCACGCAAGCCTTCACGGCAGCCGCAGGACCGCTCGCTGACATTCTTCTGCTCCAACCCGCAGTGCGATCACGGTACGTGGAGTCCGCAAGATCAGGCGCGGCACATGGCGCGGGAGTTCTGGGAAGTCGCCCAAGCCCTCGTGCGACTGGCGCCGGAAAGCGCGGAGGCGCTAAAACTCACGGGCGGCGTCATCCTCAAGGACTTGACCGACGAAGAGTGCCGCGAGGCGCATGCAACCTACAGGCGGTTCAGGTACAACGGGGCGGACACGAATGGCCTGCCCCTAGAGGTGGCGCTTAGGCGCCGCGAGTACGACAGGCGGCAGGAGTCGGGAATCCTCTCCCAGGCGCCCCCAAGGGCGCTACAGGAGACCTGCAAGCACGGGCACCCGCTAAGCGGGGACAACCTTTACGTCGGCCCTAAAGGGAAGCGCGCTTGCCGGGAGTGCCGGCGAGAGCAGCACCGCAAGCGGCGGGCAACGCCCGAAGACCGCGAGTACCGCGCGCAGAGGTTCCGTGAGCGTTACCGGGACGAGCCGGAGTTCCGGGAAAGGGTCTTGGAAAAGAGCCGAACTCGAAGGCGCAATCAGTCGGTGGCCTAGCGCTCGGCCGTACGCAAGGCTACTGCTGCCGGGCCGCCCGGCAGTCTCATGCGCAGCGCTTCCCCAAGGGGAGGCCGTCATCCCCCGGCCGCGCCAGTCGCGTCGTTCCCTGCCCTGACCATCGCGGCAATGATCGCGGCGGACTCCAGCATCGAGAACCCCGCCGACCGCATGCCGGTGTACATCTCGTGCATCACGGCCCAGCCTTCAGCGGCGGGCGTCACGGGGTCAGGCGGCAAGTTGCTTCCCATGGGTGGCAATTATCCCGCATCGCGCTCGACCGTGAACGGCACGTACTCCGGTGGCGGCTCGTCTTCCGGTTCTTCCGGGAACTGGTGCACGTGCTCGTACGGAGGACCGGACCGTCGGATGCCGCCTCCGAACATCGCGGCGATGAGCGGGCCGCAATCGGGCGGCATGTCGAGCACCTCGTCATCGTCGCACACGCACTCAGACTTGGGCATCCGGCACTTACAGACGCCTTTGCGGCTGGCCACCTAAGCCGATCTCCTTGAAAAGTAGCGCGGGGACGTCCTGCGCCCTCAGTGGGTGGTTCGGCAGGGTGCCCGGCTCGAGCGCCACCGCTGGCAGGGCATCGCCTGCACGCTTCCAGTCGGGCATGAACGCCTCGGCAGCCGAGTGGGTGCCGTCCTGCGGTACTGGCGAGCAGCAGGCCAGGCACGGCATGCCAGCGCCGCACTCCGCGCCCCGGTGGCCTTCGACGTTGATGTGGGCGGGGAACTCCGGGTGGTCCTCGCAGACCTCGCCGTCGTCAAGGCAGTGCACGCAGCGCGGCTCGGTCACGGCTTGCCCTCACTCGTCCATCTCATCGATGTCTCCGGGGTCCCCGAACGGCGAGTAGGCGAGCGTCCTTGCCCCCCACTGGCCATCGCCTACCGGGAGGACGTAGCCGTTGCGGGTGATGACAGCGCCGTGCTTGAGCCGCACTGCGATGCCTGCCTGCTCGCAGGCGTTGAGCGCCTCTGCCACGGAAGCGAGGAGCGCGGCCGGGTCAGGCGGCGCGCTCGCCACGGTCCTCGCTCATCGCCATCTGGTTCCACGGCCCGTCCTGCTCATCGACCGTGCCGACGTACGCCCACACCGACGTCAGCCCTTCGGCTTCGGCGGCGAGGAACCGGTGGTGCCCGTCAGCGATCAGCAGCTTCCCGTCCGGCCGGCGTACCAGGATGACCGGCTTGGGCTTCTCGCCCTTCGCGAGCTTCTTGCGGAGCTTGCGGCGCTTGGCGGCAACGACGCCCGGCTCCCTCGAGGCATTCCAGTGATCACGGTCGGACGTGTCGATGCTGGCGATGCTGACCTGGCCCGGGCCGCTCCACTCGGCGGACTTCACCCAGCGGATAGCGGAGGGCGGGAAGTCCGGGGCCAGCTGGGCGTACACCCGCTGCCCTGCCCCGTCTCCCGCCGACTCGGTGATGCCTCCCGGCAGCACCCGCAGTGCTTCCTTCAGCCGCGCCCGGTACCGCCGGTACGCCTCGGCCGGGACGCCTGGCTGCTGGCCGTCGCCGTCTTCCGGCTGCATCGGCTCGCCGCCCGGCGTCGCCTCCCCTGCCGCGACCGCGGGGGCGCCCTTCGCGGCGATCGTCGCCTGCGACATGCGGGCCATGTCCGCCCACAGCACCAGGTTCTGCCTGTCGACCAGTACCGCGTCATCCCCGCCGTCAACGCTGGGCTCGCCGATCTCCGCCCGGTACTTGTTCAGCGTCCAGCTGCCGTTGCGGAGCCGGGTGTCGCGGATCTCCTCGATCGCCTGCGACGACCGGTAGTCGACCTCGCGGAACTTCGCCTTCCACCCGTCAGCGCCGAACCCGTTCTGGACGATCGCGTAGTTGATCGCCTCAAGGATGAGCTCCGCTATCGGCCCGCAGGTATCCACCTTGTAGGTGATGTCCTGCTCTTCGCCGGTCCCCCCGCCGAGGTTCCCCGACTCGATGATCCCGGCCTTCGCGGGCGGCACCCCGTAGGAGGCGACGATCTCGTCCCGCTTCTGGTTCAGGAAGTCCAGGACGTCGCTGATCTTCCCGGCGGCGATCTCGGTGACCTTGCCGCCGCCCTTGGTGGCGATCGGGGTGCCGATGTTCCGCGGGCCGATGTTACGGGCCGCGTACTGGGCGAGCCACCGGTTCTGCTCGGCAGGCTGCATGCCCGCCGGGAAGTCCACGTGGACGTTCGGCGGGAGCCCCTTGCGGGCCATCTCCTTGCCGCACGCCGCGGCGAACAGCCACGCGGTGATCGGCAGCAGCGCCGCCTGGGTAGGCGACACCCCGAACACCCCGGAGCGGGGGGCGTCCAGGCTGATGTGGATGACGTCACGGGCCTCGAACTCGGCACGCTGCCCCGACTCGGTCACCTGCACGTAGCCGCTGACATTGCCGTGCTCGTCCGCGATCGGCGTCGTCGTCGGGTTATCCAGGTTGTAGATGGCGACCGGCGTGTCGCCCCACCAGGTGACCTCAATAAAGGCGTCACCGAACACCTCAAGGTCGACCACGACGTTCCGCAGTAGCTGCCGGATGTTCTGCCGTGCGTTGCAGAACTGGAACAGCCGCTCGCACGCCAGCACTGCCGCCGGCTTTTCCGGGGCCTCCTGGTCGCCCTCGCCGGTATCCGTGTCCCAGTCCATGACCAGGCCGCCGGCGGTGATGGTCCGGGCGATCGCCTGCACGCAAGCCCACGACCACGGGCACGCCAAGTACGACTCATACAGCTGCTGGAGCTGCGAGCGGCGGTCGGTCTGGGTAGCCTCGCCGAGCCCGCTGTTCCACTCATTTAGGCCGCCGCGCGGTATCCCGTAGGCGTAGCCGGCGCGCTCGGGGACCTGCTGGGGGGTCAGCGCCCTGGTGGCCGCCGCTTCCTCAATGTCACCGCGGCCACGGCCGCCAAGCCAGCGGGGCAGGAAGGCCACGAGCGGTCCCCCCTACTCCGCGGTCCGGACGATCCTGCGCGCGGCCGTGCCCTCGTCCTCGTACATGGCCCACTGCGGCTCGTCCGCCATCGGACGGTAGGCGAACGCGCCCATCGGCTCGAGCGGGGTGATCTCGTCAGTGATCGGGCTCGACTCGGGCTCATCGAAGATCGTGAACTCGGGACCTGTGCCAAGGTTGATCAGCAGGTAGGACATCGCGTCGTAGGCGTGATCCTCGGAGTTCGTGTCTACGTCTTCAGGATCGCCTATGCGGGCGTGCGGGACGGCCGGCAGTGTGCGGATGAGGTTCTCGCACTGGGGAAAGACGTGCATGAGCGGGCACGTTTCCCAGCCGAGCGCCCGGTGATGGGCACAGGCCGGAGCCTCGCCGAGAAAAGTGCGAGTGCGCCTGACTCGTGTTACGCGCGAGCCGGGGCCTTTCCCGGCCGGGGTGATGTGCACGCCGTTCTCGGCGTAGATCGCAGCAGTTGACTTGCTTTCCCCGGTCACGGACCAGAGCGAGTCATCCGCGAAGCGGACGGCAATGCGCTCGTCTTCAGTCTCGGCCTCAAGGATGCGCCGCGCCTGCTCGGTCTCCCCGATTCCCGGCTCGTAGATCTCCCGGTAGAACCAGACGCGCCCGTCCGGGTCCTCGGCAGCCCACAGCGTGCACCATGGCGCGCGGAAACCGCCGTCAATGCCGTTGTACCGCCGCCACGAGGCCGGGATGGTGAACGGCTGGATGACGTGCCGGTCGTAGCGCCACTCACCGAACGCCTGCCCGGCGAACACGGACCAGTCGCCTTCCAGGTATGCCTTGCGCAGCTTCTCCGGAAGCCCGGCGAGGTTGCGGATGTACTCGTCCCCGAGTTGCGGCGTATCGGTGGCCCTCGCCTGGATGAATATGCGCCGCCGCTGGTTGGCGTCGATTAGCTCGATCTCGCCGTGGCGGGTTGGTTCGACAAAATCGGCCAGGACGCGCGAGTGGCCGACCTCGCCGGGGTTCGTGGCACTGCGGATGCCGAGGCACGGGACACCGGGAGCACCAGACCGCACGCGGGTATACAGCAGGTCCACGACGTCTGGCAAGAGAGTGGTGCGCTCGTCAATTAGCAGCAAATTCACTTCTGCGGAAAGGAATGCCGAGGCTTCCTGTACGTTCTTTGCGTGAGCGAAGGCAAGCGCGCTGCCATTCGAGGCGCGCAGTTCGTACTTGTCGGCCCGCCAGCGGAATCCCAATGCTGCGGCGTAACTATAGCGAGCCAGCAGCCGGAGCACGGAGTGCTCTAGCTCGGGAAACGAGCGCCGGAACCAGAACGCCTGCAATCCAGGGTGACGAATGCATGCACGTAGGGCATACATGAGCAAACTTGTACTTTTCGAACCACCGGCCGCGCCGCCGTACAGGACGTCGATGTTCTCGTCGGGCAGTGCCAGGAACCGCGTCTGCGGGCCGGGGTTCGGGACAAACCCGAGTTTGGCGAACACGTCGGTCGCGGCCAGCCGCTCACGTTCGCGGCGGTCCCTCTCCGTTCGGAGCTCCCGCAACTCTTCCAGCTTGGCCGTCTTCAGCTCGGCCAAGGACGCCGCCATCACGCCCCCGGGTGCGGTTCAGGCCGCGAACAAGGATTCCTGCGTCCAGCTAGTGACGGTGACGAGCGGGGCGGCCGGCACGGTCAGCCATGAGTCTGCGACGTCAAGGATTAGCGCCAGGCAGGAGATGTCGAAGTACTCACGGCCCCGCACTGGCTTCTCGCCTGCGAGCGCCAGCGCGGATTTCACGGCGTTCTCGGTGTCGAGCGCCATCGTGCCGGGCAGGCCGGTGACTAGCCGCGCTACTTCGGTGTAGCCGCAAGCGGCGTGAACCTGCAGCCGGTGACGCCGCTGCCCGGTCGTGATCCCGAACTTGACGCCGGGGCTGCCGGTGACGACGTAGAAGGCATCCGCCACGCCGCTGCGGCACACACGGCAGACGCCGATGCCTTGCAGCACATCGCCCGGCCGCGGTCGGCCTTCATGCCCGGCGGCACACCGAACACGGTGCGGGTCATTGGAGCGGGTGTACGGCTCGAGCAGTTCGGCACCGAGCTCGGCGAGCCGGGCGCGAAACTTCGCCTCGCAGGCCGCAGGATCGTTGCCTGCGCACGTCCGGCAGATTCCCTGGCCTTGCTGGACGCCGTGCGGTGTCGGGTAGCAGTCATGCCCGGCGGCGCAGCGGACATGAACCTTGCCGTGGGCGTTGCGATACCCGCCCAGGATCACCCCGCCTAGCTCGGCGACCTTCGCCCGGAACGCCGCCTCGGCGGTCGCCGAATCAAGGCCGACACAGATCAGGCACGGACCGTCGCCGCGCTTCAGCGTCGCCGGGATAGGCGTGCAACTGTGGCCCGCCGCGCAGACGGCACGGTGTTTCGCCTTAGCGCCGAGCCATTCGGGCTCAAGCAGCATCACGCCCAGTTCGGCGAGCCTTGCGCGGAACGCGGCTTCGGCCATCGCGCCGTCCGGGCGTCCAGAGCAGATCCGGCAGGGGATGGCGCGATCCCGGATCTTGTCGGGCAACGGGTAGCAGTCATGCCCGGCGGCGCAGCGGACATGAACCGCAGTCTTAGCATCCCGGTACTCGCCGAGGACCGCGCCGCCTAGCTTGGCGACTCTGGCGCGGAAAGCCGCCTCGGCGGCCACGGGGTCAGAATGAGCGCAGACGCGGCATATGCCATGACCCGCGTTGACGTTCGCTGGAAGCGGGTAGCAGTCGTGGCCGCCTGCGCAGCGGCAATGGTGCCGCTTTTTCTTGCTAAGCCACTCTGGCTCAAGCAGTGTCGCGCCTAGCTCGGCCAGTCGCGCCCGGAAGGTGGCTTCGGCCGCGAATGACTCAGCGTCGCGCGGCCGGGACCTCAGGGGAGCGTTCTTTCGCACGCCGGTAACGTTGTCCATGTCAGCCTGTCTGAGTCAGGTTGGCCAATCCCCGGGCCGGACTACGAGCATTGGCGTGCTCCCCGGTCGCGGGGTCATTTACATCGAACAGTTTAGCGGAATGTCACCCCGGATGGTCAGCGGGCGCGCCAGGGGGAAGCTCCCCCATCTCTGCCTTCAGCTTCCGGATCTCCGCGTCGATCGCGTCGATCGTCAGGTGCTCGAACCGGGACGGCGCGTCGTAGCCGGTCATCTTCGCCCGTCGTTCCAGCAGGCCGCGGATCTCCCGGACGGCCGTCATGCCCGGCCCGTCATCAAGGAGGTCCTCATACACCGGGATGGGCGCGCCATCGGCGTCACGGAGGATCGTGCCGTCGTCGTCGCGCTCCCAGCCGATGCGCTTGCCTACGATCTTGCCCTGCGACACGGTCAGGTGATCCCGCTCCATCACGGCCCAGCAGTGCTCGATCAGCCGGTCGATGCGCTCCAGGTCCAGCTGCCTGGCTTCCTCGACGGCCTCGTAAGGAATGTCAGCGTAAGCGCGCCGCACCGCCTCGTACGCCTTGGCGCGGGACGCGAACCCGAGCTCGCGGGCGATCTGCTCGAACGTGCGGCCCTTGGCCCGCAGCGCGGCAGCCTCTGCGTCACGGGCGGCGCTCGCGGGGGTGCGCGTGAACTTGCCCTTGCCGTCGCGCGTTCCTGCGGTCATGACGTTCCCTCCGTCCGCTGCCGCCCGGCACGGGACAGGT